ACTGTAATACACCGTGCTGTTAATCTCTAGTCTGTTGTAAATAGGATCTATAATCTCTGGATAAACACCTATCACAGCTCTAGGTTTTAGCACAATCTCAGTAATGTAAGATTTTTCAGAAGGAATAAGGAAAGGACCTGAAATTGGTTTAATTGAGATGAACACCTTACCATACTGAGGAGGGGTTGATTCGTCACCAGACCAGCATGATATCGAATCTATATCAGAATAATTAGTCTTAATAATATCAATATAGTCTTCGGCAGTAACTGCTCTGTTTTGTGTTCTAAATTTACGCGAAACGTTATAACGAATCTCATCGTCACTTTCTGCCTCAGCGCCATTAATTGCTTGAGAAACTAGAGTAATAGTTGGAGTACCAGAAAGACTTGAACCATTGTATGAAAATAGTTTCATGCCATTACTTTCTTCGCCAGTTGTTACCATATACTCGATAGTAACAACAGAACCAACTTCGGGCTCAAAGCCAATATTGTTTTTACCAAATCTTACTTCGTATTTTCCATCTTCTAACTCTCGAACAAAGAATACTTTGCTTGTGTCGGTAAGATTAATAATGCTTTCAGCGTGAACATATGCCTCAACTTCCAGAGTTGTAGCACTTGGCTGTACATAGATTCTTATTGTCGATGTGTCAATATTATTATTTTGTAACAAGTATTCAACATTTTCTACAGTATTGAATTTCTCAATAACTGGAGTTCCTTCATATAAAGTAAAAGTATCAAATATATAGTTGCTGCCAATTTTACCTGCAATATTATCATCACGAGTATAGAAGACATATTCGAAACCACTTGAAGAAGCTCTAAAAGAAGTATATTTTGGAATAAGTAATGTTTGACTTGTTGAACTTCCTACTGGAACTGTCATCGAAATTTGTGCAGTAGCACATCTACGTGACTTAGGTAAATACCCATAGTTGTTAGCAATAGAAATAATACTGTCACGTTTACTTGCTGAATCTAAAAACATCTCATTAATAGCAAGGTTTGTGTAAAGAGCATTATAATGAGTGTTGTATGCTAAGATGTCTAGAAGAACAGACAGACCCGAGCCATCGAAATTATAATCACTAAATTCAGACTGTGATTGCAAAAACGTTTTTAAATTAGTTTTGATGTTATCAAAGTCTAACTCTGTTGTTGTGATTTTATTGCTAGCCATTTATCGTGTTCTCTCTAAAAATAGATCTACACTAACAGGTGTAGTTGTATTCAATACTGTGAATACAATCGTGCAGTATATACCATTGTTATCTTGCGCTAATAAGACAGTCACGTCTAGAATATTAGCTCTAGGTTCAAAGTTTGAGATGGTATCAACAATTTGTCTTTTAATCAACGACGAAGTCATCGAAGTTGGCAATTCAAATAGTAACGACTTTATCTGAGAACCAATTTCACTGTGAAATGGTCGCTCATAGTTTTGTGTTAGAATTAGATTCTTGATGGATTGCTTAATAGCATTCTCGTCATACTTCTTTACTATGTCACCCGAGACTGGATGAGCATCAAAGTTTAGATCTAGATCTGAAAAGATTCGTGTATTTCTTGTAGCCATTTGTTATTTATTATTATCCAAAGAATACTCTTGAACTTCCGGCAATTAATGTGTTATCACTTGCCGCGGAATCTCCAATTCGTGCAGCAGGATTACCTTCTATAAAAACTCTAGAACTTGACTTAATGATGAGGTCTGTGTCTGGAACACATCCACTTTTATTATGTGGATCTACAGTATCTACACCACCCCGTGCAATTCCTATTCCATCCGCGAAGAATCTAGACGATGCTGAGGCTATTGAAATTGTTCTAGGAGCTCTACACTTGTGACCAATGCCTGTCGCAGAAAATACTGAGTCTTTAAGTCTTGCTACTGCTGCCATCAAATATCTCCAGCCTTAACAAAGTCATTTAGTGCTTGTAAAGAAGTTTGCCAACTCCAATAGATCCATTGAGGAATAATGATTGTGCTCTGATACTCTGTTAGAAGTTCATCAACGTATGTTACCACAAATGAATATGAAACACCTATTTCTTTGCGAGCAGGCACTGACCATTTTACTACCGCGGCCCAGTCCTCATTATTATTTATCGGAAGATCTCGAACACTTCCATCTTTCATAACAAAAGTATAGTATTCATTTAAAAGACCTTTTATTTGACCAGTTATAGACACAGTCGATCCTGCTACAGTGTATGACAAACCTAAATCTATAGGTTCAGCTACAGTGCCATCAGTATCGTCATATTTAACAGCATTAAATGGTAGCGCAACTTGCACGCTAGTTATTGTGTATGTACTAGCATCTCCTTCTTGAAGAACAATGCCAAATGTTACATTTGCACTAAATGCAGAGTTGTCATATACTCCCATAAAAGCTAATGCTAATGGGTCACCTTCAACAACCTGTTGACCACGATCCCAAGGAATAGCTGGCAGTTGTGTTGGATAAGTAATAGTTGCAGAAACTGAAGCCATTATGTTACCAACACTAATTGACCCATGTTACCAATTCTGTGATGATCTCTCATAGTAAACACTTGTTTTCTACCATTAGTATACTTAAACGAGAAATGAATCCAAACAGTTTTAGCACCAGAATATTCTAAAATCAATTGGTCATATGGTAGTAAAGTTTGAAGCTTCTTAATTGCTTCGTAATGACCAGCACGATCTAAGTTTGGAATAACAATATCAACAGCTTGACCATTATAGTGATCTGAGGTTTTAGAAGATTGTGGAATATCGCCAGGTCTTCTAAAACCTGAAGTTATAATCATATTTGGATAGTAGTCATGCACAACTTCAAGTACATTCTCACATAAGCCTTTAAGGTTACATACAATTTCTTGAGGTGTTAATCCAAGCTGAGCCACAGGCATTCTAGAGCCTTTTTTAGTTAACGCACTAAGTGTAAAATTCTTCGACAGTGGCATTGCTACGTCAAATGAAGTCATCTTAAAGATAGCATCGCATTTTGCACCTGCAGGTTGCACGGCATTTGTTGGAGGAGCCTCTGCTGCTTGTTGTTCTCCAGAATTTAAATTCTCTTGATTAATAGCTCCAGTTTGAATTTGCCGCTGTTGATATGCAGTAGGATCTCCTTCGTCAGGAGTTTCGTACTGTCCTGCAGCCTGAGATTCACGTGTGATTACAGTTAATTGATTAAATTCTGGAACAGAAACTTCTTTAGCTGCTGGAGCATCTCCAAGACCAGTTGTTGCAGCTCCACTTGCTCCATTAGCCCCATGAATTTGTGGAGCTTCAAGATTAATATTACCGCCCGAAAGAATATTTGTCTCCCCTGCAGCCTGAATATTTACGCCTCCATTTGAGAACATGTCAATAGAGTCAGCTTCCAATTTAATAGCAGCAGCTTTAACATTAAAATTGCTTCCAATAGAAGCGTTCATGGACCCACTGACATTAAGATTTACGTCGTTATAGACATTAATGTTTGTAGTTCCATAAACATCAAGATTCATTCCATTCTTAATTAGAACATTCTGTGCGCCTTCAACGGTCACGTTTAGTGTTCCCTGAATATGAACAAATCCATTACGTTCAATAATAGTATAACCATCACCAACGATGCGATTTACTTGAGTACCATTAGCGTCAATCTCTGTAAAGGTGCCAGATTTATGATAGATGTGAACACGCTCTGAATTAGGAGTGTCGTCAAATTCTAATACGTGGCCAGACTCAGACTGCATGACGTGATTAAATGGATACTGAGCATTGTACGGAACAGGCGACTGATCCCATGTGCCCCCACCCGCGATCTCAACACCCTTGTCTAACGAAGCTTCTTTCTTATAGACAACAGTCTTTTGAATTTCTTCGTGTCTACCTAGTCTGTTTGTATCTGGTTCGCTGTAGTATAATGGGTATTTGCCGGACGGATCTGAAAATCCAATTACTACTTGCTTTGATGCTGTAGCATTCGATGTGTTGCCCGCGGCAGGATTTGCTTGTTGAGCATTCTGAACATCTTGGGGAAGTTCTTGCTGTTGGTTGGGTGTAACTTCTCCAGCGTCATTTGGTAAACCATCTTTTAAGAATAAATCTTTTTCAGCTTTACGACGTCTTACCAATCCTGCAAGTTCAACTCCACCTGCTTTAGTCCATTGCATAAAACCTGCTGCTGAATCAAGATACTT